GGTACTTCATATTCTGTGCTCTGATAGCCGGCAAGCGGGTTTTCGCCGTTGAACTCTTTCCAGTGCTTCCATAACAAGCGATATGGAACGAAAAAAAAGAAAGTATCCATATACGCATTATCCATAGCCGGAACAATAGGCGTAGCCATACGACCAAAAAGCGTTGCTTTACAATTAAAAGTATCGCCAGGGTAGACTTCATCGATATAAAACGGAACGAGCCGACCTGCATCCAATGTAGTTTTTACTGTATGTGAACGCTTAAAAGAAGACCTGGGAATTTGATTTTGCGGACTTATAGCAAAGTTATGCTGCGTAGCTCTTTTTGACATTTTTATGCATCTCCTAACATCTACATTTAGTGCACCAATCTTACATTGGTGTCAGTCGTACCAGTTACATCAAGTAGAACTGGTACGACCTGAAAACGAAAGTGACAACCATGCGGTTTTTCAGCTTTTTTGAGAAAAAGTGACATTTATTGAGAAAATGCCTAACTGTTAACATTATCGGCTGCATTATTATCCGTGTTCTCCGTATGATTATCAGACTTAATAACGGTCTTAGTAGCAAGACCCATGGCCACAAGCTGGTCTAAATTTTCCGGGTTATCAACGAATTCCAAGAAAGCAGCTGGGTCATAGTTGAATTGCTTGCGGACTTCCAAAGGCAAATTATCAAAATTACTCTTAGCCTCAATCATGCGATTGTACATCTCTTGCGCATTATCTGGCAGCGATGCGAAATCACCAAAAACAGGCTGTGCAGGCTGACCGTCACCATGGAACGTAGGCATAACGCCAGAAGAGTCATACATTGAAACGATATAATTGATATCTGCTTCATCTTTAAACTGCTGCTGCGTCATGGAAGGGGCAGAAGACTTCCAGCCTTCTCGAACACCGGCATTATATCTAGAACGTATCTCCATCAGCATCATTCCTTTCGACATTAGCATACTGTAAGGCGTGACTAATAAAATTAGGCATATCATACGGCTTAAGGATACCTTTTTCGTCATCAAACTCACCTAAACAATACAAGTGGAAATCGCCGAGGTGCTGACTAACAAGACTCCGACTATCATTACACAAATCACTAAAAGAACGGCCAGCAACCAGGTCATTCTGGGCAAAGTACGGCGTATTGAAGCACTGTGCTTTATCATCCAAGATTGAATAAACTTTAAGCATTTCGTAACAGCTCCTTTTAAAACATCAAGAATAAAATCAAAAACAGCAGTAACAATAACGGTCAAAATACGTACAAGAATAGCAATTTAAAATCACTCCTTTCCGAGAGGGAGTGTTGCCTGGATTAAACAGAAAAGGATCGCTCATTTTAAATATAAAAAAAATGCCCTCTCGTTAGTACAACAGTACCATACGGGGGGGGCAAAAAGTCAAATGGCATCTACTCATACATGTCCATATCATCATGCAGTTTTCGCACGAGCTTTGTTAGCTTACGAGCTTTTAGACGCTCTTGGATCTGAGCAATTTCATATTCTTCCGTTGTCATCGACTCATCGCGACAATACTTGTCTTGACGAGCTTTTTTGACTTTCTCGTACAAATCGGGATTATCCTTTTCAAGTAAAGAATCATAATATGCAGGTGGCCTACACGTCACGCCATCGCGAACAACGATAAAATCGTTAGGGTAAACCTGACTTTTATACTTCTCATACCAATCATGACCGAGACCTGGCATACGCGACATCAAAACAAAAGGTTGTAAAGATTCATCAACATCATCACCTTTTTGTTTTTTCATGACATAGCGAGCGACATAAGCGCACGACTCAAAAGTAACACTGCCGATTAGACTAAATCCATAAGGCCACAGCTTTTCTAATGTTGGACTACGATAATACTGGAAACCGTGCTTAACTGTGTGAATCATTAAATCTGGAAAACGCAGTCCGAAAATAACTGCATGATAGTGCGGCCTTTTAAACTTATGGCCGTACTCGCCACAAGCAAAGAAACGAAGACCATTGCCAAACTTCTTACGAAGACGCTTCATAAATTTTTGAAAAACATCCTTATGAATTTTACCATCTTCCGGCAAATATTCGGGACTATACGTAAGCGTTAAAAATGATCCAACACGACCAGCCATCTCAAACTCATGTACACAGCGCATGGCCCATTGTCGGCTATACTCAAGCCGACAGCCGACACACTGACCACACGGAACATAAATTGTTTCCGGAAGCTTACCAAGCGGACGCCAAGCATTACCATAGTTTGCCGTTAACGACCGCTTACCAGTCTCTTTATTAATTTCTTTAGAGTACCACATAGGTATCGGGTGATAACATGGCATATTATACCTCCTAAAACATGGCTAACCAGGGCGAAGTGTACATGAGGAGGTACTCACTATACACTCGCCTACTATAGTCTAAAAAACATGGCTAACCAGGACAACCTATACATGACAAGATTGACGCCGAACGATTGTCTACTAAAGCCTAAAACCACCTCGCATCGGTATCGGACGATTGTTCTTCGGGTTAACTGTCATGCCGCGGCGAAAATTTTTACGGCTCTTTTTCTTGCTCATTTTTTGTCGTTTCATAATATCATTCCTCTCTCTCTCAAAATAAAGCGTCAATCGTACTGACTATAAGAATCAGCACGAAAAGCACAATAGATAAAGCGAGCAGCAGCGAACAGCAAAACAAAATAAAATTAATGAACTTAATCATGCTTATCAATTCCTTTCACTATCTTCCAAAAAGACTGTTCAGCGAAAGCCTTCTCGGAAAATGCAAGAGGGCCAAGATTATCATAAACACGAATAAGTGCAAGAGCATTCTTCAAACGCTGGTATTCACTCTCTGTACAATAAACGCTTCTCGACTTTTTTAACTCTTTCATATCTATCAACTCTCCTTTCTATGTTTAAATTATAACATAGTTTAAATAGAAAGTCAATAGATCTCTAACAGAAACTTACTTAAAAATCTGCGTAACAAGTCCCAAGGGGGAAGCATCAACAAGACCTTTCGCATTACCAAGAATACGAGCTAAATGCTCATAAGGACCTTGTGGAGCAACGCCAGAGTAGCGGTTCTGGACTTGATACTGTTTTAGATCTATTTGAGCACGCACACGATTTACATACTTTAGCGCATTATCTTCAGTTTGTCCTTTCGCTTGCAGATACTCGACTAACGAACGAGCACTAAGTTCGCCCTGCACGTACTTTTCTGTCATCATTTTAACTTGATTAAGACTCGTTTCAGAATCAAGACGTAAAATTTCATGCGCGTTCTTCTCAATATCGCTATCAATTTTTGCGATTTCATGGGGCAACAAAGCATTAATCCGATTTGTCTGTGCACCAAGATTTGCAGTTGTCGCATTTGCGACATCTGTCTGAGGGCCGCTAATATAGCGAGTCTCAGCATTATATTTATCAATTTCAGACTGTGCTTTTGCAGTACCGACGCCTTTTGTAAAATCAGCGTTAGCTTGTAAATTATTCGCGTTAGCAAGCAACTGCACTAATTGAGTCTTTAACATAACTTCTTTGTAATCTGCTTCCGTAGATGCAGCACGACCTTCCTGCGTCTTTTTATATGTATCCGCACCGAGGTTCAAATTTTGCTGCTCAAGATTCTTTTCTTGCTGCTGTTGAATTTTTCGATTAGTTTTAGCAGAATACATACCAGTCATAGCATTAATACCATTAGAAACATCCGAACCATAACCAGTATAAGCATTAGAGGAATAAGAAGCAGTCGCACCGGCAGGTGTAGACGCGCCTTGACCACCCATAACGGAAAGCATGGGATTTAAACCAGCCTTACGTAAATCTTCAATCTCGCGCTGATGGGCGGTAGAAGACATTTTTTCTTGCCAATCACGAGTTTTTTGTGCTTCCTGCGATTGCCACTGCATTTGCTCACGCGAAAGCGCAGCCTGGGCATTAGCCGATTTATTACCCGACCATATACCAAGGGCAGCACCGGCAACCGACGACAACAAACTCATATATCACCAACTCCTTTTAGAAATGACCAGGAACATTTTAGAAATGACCAGGAACATTTTAGAAATGACCAGGAACATTTTAGAAATGGTCAAGGAGACCAGGGACACCGTAAACAGGCATGGGCCGAGCACATTTTAGATCTAAGTACGCGTCAAGATAAAACTGCGGTTCAGACTGCACTGCGCTAATACGCTTGATAGCTTGATAAGAAGCCTGATCTTGAATAAACTCACCATTCAAAGCCGGAAGCGCATCAAACTTCTGAGCAAAATGCCACACGTCAGTACTCTGTGCATATGTCGACCGCATCTTACCAGTGATAATAGACGGATGGTAACGGCATTCAGCGTACCGTTCTTGATAACCAAAGACCTGATTATCGGCATCGGTACCCTGCGCGTAAATTTCTTTATTAAGAACCGCTTGCTCACCTAAATGCGCAAAAGTAGGCCAATAAAATTCCTCTCTCGTCTGGCGTAGCCATGTCTTATTGATACCTTGCTGATAACTCAAATCAGTACGAATGTTGCATAAACCGATTACAATACCGTGCTCCGTAAACGATTTATTAAAGCCATGAACACGCGTACTCATCAAAGCATAAGCAGATAAGTTACCTTGCGGAGAAGTGGTGTCCGTAGAAGACGTCTGCTGAACAGGATTGAACATAATCGGGGTTGAATCACCGCCGAGGTATTCACTACGCTGCAAGCGAGCATCCGGCGAAATAATACCGAAATGCGAACGAATAATCTCCGTATAACGAGTACCACCACGAGCGTCTTTTTCATAAAAACGTTGGAGCGCAAAAGCGGAACGCAAGCTGTTGATTGTAATTGCCGTTGCACTCGACAAATCAACTACCGCCTTTGTCGCATCAGCTGTAGCATGTGAAGCATCAGCAATACCATTTGCAATAGTCATATCAAGATAGTCATTGCTAGATGAATTAGTTGAGCCAGAAGTATAGACAGGAGAAGATAAACCATGAGTCTGATGAGTTATGAAAAAGCGAGGGTCATCACCAGTCCAATCGGGCGTACGAGCAATAGTAACGGATCCGGTAACGGGAAGCGAGCCGGAAACGGGAAGAGAACCAGAAACCGCAGCAGTTTGGCCAAGAGGTAATTCTACGCCAGGACCCTTCTGGGGCCAGGGCAAAGCACTCGTAAAATAGTCATGACGCTTACCACGGTAAAAACATTGCGCAGTCGTAGCATCTTGCGTAGCATCACCACCATATGCGTCATCTTCCGAAGACGTCGAAGAGAGTGGCGCGCCGGTCTGAATCGAAACCGCATTTTGTAAATTTTCGTCTCTGAACCAATCATTATAAATTTTCCAGTACGCACGAAATGGAAATGCACTTACAGACAGCTTATTTTTTATGTTGGTCGGAAAGCCGAAGTAGTCCCAAAGGGTCTGCACCTGCGCATCCGTAGCTGTCATCTGTGGTACTTCATATTCTGTGCTCTGATAGCCGGCAAGCGGGTTTTCGCCGTTGAACTCTTTCCAGTGCTTCCATAACAAGCGATATGGAACGAAAAAAAAG